CTTTGGCGTAAAAGCCACACTTTTATGTTTCTAACTTAATTTCCCCGTTTGGAGACTTTTGATTTGATTGAGTGCATCTTCCTTGGTGATACGTCCTTGCCGCCACATCAATCTAATTGCATTTGCTTTTAAATAGGCTAAATGCGCTTGTTCTTGTGATTCAAAGTAACCAATGCTAATTACTATTGGAATCACGCCTATTTGTGATCTCCATCTACTAAGTTTTGGAAACCAACTTACGCCGGTATAACCAGATTTGTTGCGTGAGTCATGTTTTCTATCTAATGTAAATGGAACGTGTTTGTTTGCTTGACGTTGTGCTATTCGTTGTACTGTTGTTTGTTTTTTAAGCAAATTACATTCATTTTTCCACCATCGATTAGCCGCTTCAATTGAATTATCTATCCAAAATTTGATCCATCGTTCTTTAGTGGCTATACCTCCCATTATGGGATCAACAGGCATACCACCGCGGGAAATGTTCCAACCTATATGGTTAGTAGGTCTTAACAATTCTTCTATGCGTTCACAGTATTCACGGGTATCGGCTACTAGAACTACCTCATAGATTAGGTTAACGTGTTTACGAATGGCTTTATTGACAATGACGCAATGATTATCTGGGTTTTTGCGGGATGCGCTTTTGTGATCTGCCCATCTACGCATAGCCATGTTGTGCGTGATACCAACATAACCTTCTTTGGTTATATCTGTGTGCTGTGGCTTATGTATCCAATAAACAACAGATGCGCCTTTTGGCTGATGTTCAGTTCCTTTGTGCATTTAACACCGTATAGCTGTAGTCGTCCTGCGTGTATGCCTTCTCGCCTTCCATTGTCCAGTGTAGGTAGTTACCCTTACGCTCTTGGCCTGTCTTGTAGCTGTGATCTGCATGGCATAGGCTTTGGAAGATGTTGTGCAGGAAAGCGTGTTGGCCTATATGCTTCCAAGGGAATACGTGATCTACGTGCTGTGCGGCCTCTATTCGCCCTCTAGATAGGCAGGCTTGGCATAAGGGCTGTATGGATAGCTGTCTGCGTCTGATGCTGCGCCAGGCTGGTGTTTGGTAGATGCTGTCAGTCTGTCTAGCGTCTAAGTTGTCTTTGCCGCCGTGCTTGATGCAAAAGCTGTTTAGCTTGCTTCTTGGTTCTTTGCAGCCTAGTTCGCCACACTTACTGTTGGTTGGGTAAGTTGGCACTGACTTCCCAATAATTGTTAAACGCTTTAAGAGGGTAAAAAACTAAGCTGTTGCGGTAGCCGCCTTCTGCTGTTGGGCGTATGGGTGTCACACCATGCACATTGCGCCAAGCAGGATACACCAGCATTGAGTTGTCCCGGCTGTCTACTGTTGCCCCGTAATCTGGTACGGTTGTATTCCCGCCTCTTGCGTTGTGTTTCTTAGCAATAATGACGTTTACACATCCTTCTAAATTGCCTGCATCTCTGTGAAAAGGTGCCGGTATATTAAAATTGCTAATACTTGACGTAAACAATTCGCCAAATCTAAATTGTGGCGGTACTTTTTCTGTAATGATTTTTTTTTGATTGTGATAAATTTCTGGGACAATTTCTACAATCAAATTTTCAGCTTCTTTGCATAATAGCAACATTGCTTTAATAAATGTTTGAGCAGATTTCACTTGATGCACGCTTGATATAGCTGGATACGGGCGTTTCATGTGAGGTTTAGGTGGACAACTACCTAAGATCGTACTGTATTGTTTTACCTCAAACTCTTTATTCAACATCCCGCTTGATCGCCTCATTTCGCTTTTGGGCACTCTGTCGCTTAACAATTCTGCGTTAGCAACCTCAGCAAGCTGCTTAATACGGCCTGTTAACTCTTTGATGTAAAAGCCCACGGGCATACCATTGGCGGTAAAAAGTGTGTCCTCAATGATGTTTGGTTCTATGTCCCCGCAAACATCGCCAATTTTGATTGTGTGCGTTTGTTGCGCCAGTTCCACAATTTTCATAAAAGGCCTCTTTTTTGCCTGATTGCTGCGATGTTGCCATCTGACCCGTATATCCGGATATGTGTGCCGTAATCCCAACCAGGCTTCTCTGCTATCTTTACCAAAGGGTTAAATTTGTTTGCCAAATACGCGCATTCTTTTATGCGAAGTGCTTTGCGCTCTGTTGTGCTGCCAAAACCGCCAGCGGTATATCGCTCAAAATAAGGGACGCACCAATTCAAAATCAGCACGTTTTTATGTCGCACCAAGTTTTCGGCTGTCCAAGCTACATCGTCAATTAATTGAGCGTTTATATCGAATTTGTATTGCGCTTTACGCACAAGCCAAAAACGCCCGTCTGCTAAACCTTTTGTCGTAAATTTTTTACGCAAGTTCATTGGGTTGTCATGCAAACCGAAACCAATCAAGTGGATATTATTTTGTTCAGCAAGTTCAATTAATTTTGGAAACCAATTAAACATTTCTTTTAATGTAATTTTATTTTTTAATCTGTATTTGTTTTGGTTTTGGTGATTAATATCTATTGATTGAGTTTTGCTTAATATAAATTCTTTTGAATATGCTTTAATTTTTTGAAAATCATCACACATGAACACCGCCCATTCACCGGTTTCTATCATATCTAACGCTGTGTTGCGTTGGTAGGCTAAACCTTTATTATTGTTAGTCACTGTAACTTTGCCGTGTATCGTGCCGCCTTTCACGAACTTTTGCAAATCATCAGCATTATGTATTAAAACATTGTGTGCTATGCCGTTTTCATTTAATGCTTTGCTTGTGGTGGCAGTTTCATAACGATTGTAAAAAAACGTGAAAACTTTCACAATTTGTTTTTTTCATTTCGTAAATGATTTATAACCATCATGCCAACATAAGATTTATTATCTCGCCAAAATTTTACCAATTCTTGCGCTTCTTCATAATGCTCTGGTTCGAATTCAATTTGTATTGCTTTCCGCACACCGTTTGCCATTTCGTTTAGTTGATCTTCAACATCATCATCATCTAGCACAGAATAATCAACAGCAGAATTTTGCAATTCTGAAGGGTCAAAAGCCAATATATCTAAATCAAATCCTGCATCTCGCAAATCTTCAATTTCCAGCGCCAGCATCTCACTATCCCATCCTGCATTTAACGCCAGCTTGTTGTCAGCAATGATGTATGCCCGTTTTTGAGTGTCGCTCATGTGACTAAGTTCAATTGTCGGCACCTGGGTTTCGCCTAGCTTATGCGCTGCCAATACTCTGCCATGCCCGGCAATAATGCCGTTTTCGCCGTCTATCAATATAGGGTTTGTCCAGCCAAATTCCCGTATGCTGGCGGCTATTTGTGCCACTTGCTCGGCGCTGTGCGTGCGGCTGTTGCGTGCGTAGGGTATCAAATCCTCTGTCGCTTTGTACTGTATCTCAATCATTTAGCGCCTTTATTGTCTTTTCGTGGGCAGCTTGCCACATGGTTTGTCGTTCCTGTTTGCTTAACTTTGCGCCTTGATCGATCTCATAATGGCACGTTTGGCATAGTGCTGCCACCAAGTTGTCGTCAGATTTCACGCCCCTGCCTTTGCCGCCGCCCCAGTTTGTATGTGCTGCTTGCACCATTTCTCCGCTACCGCAATGCTGGCAGTTTAGCAGGGCAACCCGTTTTAACAAGGCTTTGTCTCTGACATACTGGTGTTTAGGATACATCAATGCCTTTTTGCGCTGCCCAGGCGTACAAGAATTCTATAAACTCGCTGCTTTCGCCCGTAGTAAATTTGTGGCTTTGCAGGCCAAGCTGGACGATTCTCTCACCATCTAGGCTCGGGCATACTTTGCCGATCTTCTTGTCTGTGTCATGCGCCCACTGATCGACTAACAATCGTTTCCAATCGTCTGCTGTCCAAGTGCTGCCTGCCGCCGCCATTGCTGTGCTGATTTTGCCGATCAGACTGTGAAACATAGCGTTCTGCTCGGTGCTGCGCCTGCTTTGCTTGATCTCAATCGTCATTTTGTGCCCAGCCATCAGCATTGACTTGAGCGTGGGCCAGATAACCGTCATCATTTCCCGGTGGGCTTGGACAGGTTCCCATACTGCTATTTTCATTTCTTTTCTACCTGTGGTTTTCTGGAAATGCTTTGAAATGCTGGCTGTTGCGGCTCTTTATACCCACAACTCAAACCATGTTTATTTGCTTCATGCAATCCGGAATATGCCCAATTACAAAGCGTGCATACATAATATGGTGAATTACCAAGCGCGTCTAATTTACGTTCAATCATTCTGTTTCCTTTATTAAAATATCTACACCAGCATTTATTGCATAGCGTTTTGTTGCTTGAATACTGATTACTTGCACATCGTCATCGTAGACAATTTCATTCATGCCGTCCATCATGGCTTTTATGATGTTGTCCAAGTCTGGTTTCTTGCATGGCCTCTCCAAGCCACTTAAACAGGCCTCAGTGCGCTTTTTAGAGTAGGACTGTGGCACTGGTAGCCTCACGTAAATAAAAGCCTCTAGCGCCGTTTTTAGCGGTTCACTGCTGCCCATTGCTTGCAAAGCGTAAAACCTGATTTGATCTTCGTAGCTGGCGGTGGCTGCATCGGTGTAAGTTTTGACAAAGTTTCCCCTTCTTGCAAACCTTGGTCTGCCTTTCCCACGGGGTTGGCCTGGGACTTCAAAGCAGATTTGCATCATTTGATTGCCTATTTTTAGCAGAATCCAAAACTTCTTGTTTGGTAGCAAGTTGTTTTAAATCGCCATGCGCCCAATAAACCATTCCACTTTTACCGTGTCCTAAACAACCGTCTCGCTCATGATTAATTGCTAAAGTTCTGTGGTGTTCTTTTAAACTCAAAGTAAACACGTCACCGCCATACAAACCTGTCGGGCATTTAGACGGGCACCCGTAACGTTTATCGTTGTCGCTTGGCATTTCATTACGGTGGAAAAACATTAACCATACCGGCAGTTTTGTTTGCTTTGCAACTTCCATATAATCTTCATAATGACGCAAATCAATGCCGGTTGTCCAGTGTTGTGTATTGCGGTGCCAGGTAAAAACAGTTTTGTGCTTTGCTTCAATCCACATTACACCGTTTGATGTAAAGGCAACCAAATCCGGAGAAACAAGACTATTAGCCACTGAAAACAATTGCGGCCCTTTGTTTGCTGATTTTTCCACTTCATACACTGGCAATATTAAATTACCACGCGCCATTAACCATTGAGCAATTAATCCTTCGGCAACCTTGCCGTAATCAAGTTTTTCAGCAAATATCATTTTTTATTGTTTTAATCTTTTGATAAATAATTAACGTAATGCCTGGGAAATCCTGCTCTAACTCTTTAAATCGGTGTATCAAATATTGTCTCCTGCCATCCTTTTGGGCTTGATCTCCATTTGCCAAGGCCAGTTCCGCATACGTCTGCGTCAATGTCTCCAACCAGTTCAAGTGCTTTGGTAATGTCGGCAAAAGTGTGATTGTGTCCATCACGCACTTGATCTAGCAATTTGTGGGCTTCAAAGTAATTAATTTTTCATTTCCTCGGTTAGATTCTTCCAACGCCTGTTAAGTCTTATATCGCTAATTGTTGATTTTTTAACCCCGTAAACTTTTGATAAATTTTCATCTGAAATTTTTAACAAACATTTTTTTCTAATTTCAAAAACTTGTGTTGGATTTAATATTGATCTAATTTTTGGTTTTCTAAGATGTTTTGATTGTCTATTTTTTTTGAACATATCATTAATGTTTTGTTTTTGCGTTCCTAAAAATAAATGATCTGGATTGACACATTGCGGAACGTCACAAGTGTGGCAAACAAGGATTTTAGGATTTGTCAATTCAATGCTGTTATGAAGCATATAAAACAACCTATGCGCGTTGTAGTTTTTCCCTTTGTAAGAAATCCAGCCATACGGATGTTTATGTGTTTTTACTGCGCCCATCCATATCCAGCATCCTGATTCCGTAATTCGTTCAATTTTGCTCTCATATTTTTCTAATGCGTTATTCATATTTCACCATTATTTACTGAGAAGCTGATAAGCTGTTGCGGCACACAATGGAACTTGTCCGTTGCCAATGGCTTTAAGTCTGTCCACCCTAGCGGCCACCCCATTAGCCACTCTACCCACGTTGGGTTCAGTTGCCCACCCGCTTGCGCTGTTAATGTTGGCGTATTTCTTAAATATTCGCTTGGCGCATTTGTTTCTTTCGCCATATGTGCTGTCGGTGTTGTCCATTTCACCTTCGCTTCCAAACTGATTTGCTTGCCCATTTCCATCCTTCTTTGAGTACTCGCAAATGTCGCTCTGGGCCTGTTGTCTGAGGCTTGCGGCGTAGGCCATTTGGCTGGCGTGTTGACCATCTGTGGCAGGCTTTGACCCGTCATCTTGTCCGTGATCGTCCCGCCCCGCTGACCGTCTGATGCTGCTGGCGTTGCCCACAATCCAGATGCGGTTGCGCTGGTGGTTTGCGCCAATGTCTGCTGCTCCCAGCACTCCCCATTTCGCATCAAACCCCATTGCGGCCAAGTCTCCAAGAACGGTTCCAAGTCCCCGAGAAGTGAGCATTGGTGAGTTTTCCACAAACGCAAATCTGGGCTGTACTTCACAAATGATGCGTGCCATTTCTCGCCACATTCCGCTGCGCTCTCCGTCAATTCCTGTTCCTTTTCCTGCGGATGAGATGTCTTGGCAGGGAAACCCGCCCGATACAACGTCAACAATTCCTCGCCACGGCTCTCCTCTAAAGGTTTGTACGTCATCCCAAACCGGGAAAGGCGGGAGAAGGCCGTCATTTTGTCTAGCGCACAGTACGCTTGCTGGGTAAGGTTCCCATTCAACGGCACAGACTGTTCGCCATCCGAGGAGGTGTCCACCGAGTATTCCTCCACCAGCGCCTGCGAAAAGAGCCAACTCATTCACCAAGGCTCCTTGTTGTACCAAGTGCTTACGGGCGGCACGCCTGGGCTGTCTTTGTCTGCCAAATATTGCCCATACGTTTTCGTATTTCCGTACTTTGGCTGTTGCCACTGGTGATGGCTGCACTTCGGTAGCTGCCCGTCAATGCAAACGCTCCAGCGGCTGTTGCAACCGTCTACGCTACACAGCAGATCACTTTTGCCCTCAGGGATTTCCTCTTTTTTGAAGTTAGTGAGTGCCATGATATTTTCCTTCCACAATCTTTGCAAAGTTGCTGGGTTTGAGAATCCACTCTAAATCGGCGGTAAACGCTCGCCCGTCCTTGTTGTTTACCTTGCCGACCAAAAACTTGGATTTGTTAATGTGCCCAAAAAAATCATCAAACCATTCCAACACTGCGCTGACGGTTGCTGGCTTGTCTTTGCCCAGTTCTGTTGCCACTTCCCGCCAGCGTTGTCTCAAATAGCCTTGTCTAGCAGCATTCCAAACTTCAACCCTTCGCAAAGTTGGTAGCTGCTGATGGTACAGATCAATGACTCCCTGATGATTGCAATCTGGAATTTTTACCTCAAGGCCACCGGCAGGTGGACATATATTGGTATCTATTGGTTTATGGTTTATGGTTACTGGTTCATGGTTGCTATTAGGGGGTGTTAAGGGTGGCAATAGGGTGGCTATAGGGGGACTATCCCCTGGCTTTGCCCACCGCTTATCAGCACCTCGTTTTCCAGCCTCTGCCATCAAGCGGTAGGCAGCAATTTCCTTGTCGGCTCGTGGGTTGATAAAGCCTGTGTCTGTACTGACAAAAAACTCATTGAGAACCGTTAGCACGTCCTGCTCTTGATCACGCATCCCAATCTGCCGGGCTATATCCCGCTGCTTAATGGGATGTTCGTGCAGGTAGTAATGATCTAAAAGTCTGCGAAAAGCCAAGTCTTCCATCAGCGTCAAGTGATGGGTATGGGATTTGTAGTCCCCAATGTGGAAACTAAAATAATGCATGGCAACCTTACGTTCTAGGTTAAGCGTTACTGTTGGGTGGGCCTGGCAGGGCGGTAACGAATCGCCTTTTCCTCCGCTAAGAGTAGCCGTGCCCATAATTATAACTTACCAAACCACTCGGGGCGGCTGGCCTGTAGCTGCGCCAGCCTTGCGTTTGGCATCTTGCGCCATTGCGCTACAGCAGGTGGTGTCACGCCTAGCAGACGGGCCAGGGCTGACTTGCTGCCTGCTTTCTGGATAGCCGTTGCTAGGGTTGCATCGTGCGCTTTTTTCAATTGTTCAAGGGTTTGCATCCGCGCATTTTATAGCATTTCCTTAACATTCTAAATATAGAAAAGTTTGGTTTTTTGCTTCCTAAATAACATTTCTATATAAAAATAAGTTAAAAAAAGGCTTGTGACGTTAAGAAAACGCTTATACTTAGCCTCAATCCCCAACGCATCGTAAGGGGTATTTTTAGGAAACATTATGATAAAACCCATCAAAATCACATTGGCAAACCGCCCTGCTCTCATTGCTGCACTAGCTGCGGCAAACGGCAAAGCATCGCAGCACATTGCGGATGCAACCGACATTTTTTGGCTGGCAAAAAAAGGCGAAGAACAGGTTGTCGCCTTAGTGGGCAGCAAAAAATTTGCTGTCGGTGCCAAAGTGTACTGGCGCAGTGGATCTGCTCTGCCCAACGCCTACAAATATTCCAGGCGCGTCACTGGCGTCTACATCCAGCGCAAGAGCAAAGAGTGGTGGCTGACAAGCGCAGTCGGCGATGACGCCAGAAAAGAAGCAGGAGCAATCCGGATCACTCTCACCCAGGCGCAAGATGCGCTCGCAAAAGCAAAGTTTAGCAGTCAGTATTGTGTTTCAACAACTTAAGGAAAAACATCATGGCACATCTTATCGAAAACAATGAAATCACTGGCAAGGCAGAAATTGCCTATGTTGACCAAAAGCCTTGGCACGGCCTGGGGCAGCAGCTTACCGCTGACGCACCTATAGAAGTATGGCGCAAAGAGGCTGGACTGGATTGGGAAGCGCAAACTTCCCCGGTGTTGTTTCAGCACAATGGCGAGACTAAGCTGGTTAAAAACCAACACGTCATCTACCGCAATGACACCGGCACGGCCTTGGGCATTGTGTCCCACCGCTACAAGGTGCATCAACCAAGTGATGTGCTGGACTTTTTTAACACGTTAGTGCAGTCTGCTGGTTTTACCTTGGAAGTAGCTGGCGCAATTAAAGGCGGCAAACGCATATGGGCACTGGCAAACGTCAATAAAGAGTCAGTCGTACTGCATGACGATGCCGTGAAAGGCTACTTGCTGCTTAGTACATCATTCGATGGCACTACGGCAACTGTAGGGCAGTTCACTAGCATCAGGGTTGTCTGTAACAACACGTTGTCAGCGGCTGATACAGAAACTGCGCCAAGCCGGGTAATGTTGACACATGGCGCTGACTTTGATGCCGCCATTATGCGTGATCGCTTGGGGCTGATTGTTGGCGGATTTGACGGCATGATGGACAAGTACCGGGCTTTTGCCAGGGCTGATGTGTCTAGCCAATACGCTAAAAATTTTATCAACCAACTATTTCCAGCAATGTTAGATTCTGAAACACAAACGCTTAAAGAGTCACGGGGCTACAAGCAGGTTCTGCAACTGTTTGATGGTGCTGGCCTTGGCGCATCAGAGCAGGGCGTCTACGGCACTCGCTGGGGCTTGCTCAATGCTGTTACACAGTACATTGATCATGAGCGTGGACACAATGTTGATACCCGCATGAACAATGCGTGGTTTGGCAATGGCAACCGCATGAAGTCTGAAGCTGAAACCCTTTTACTTGCTTAAACCAAACGGGGCTACGGCCCCTGAAAGGACACCATGATTGACTATGACGAAGACGTAGCGGCTTACATGGCTGACGACAGCGAGCCTTGCGACACTGACATTTGCCCAGCTTGTGAAGGCAGCGGCGAAGGCGAGTTTGACGGTGCCGTTTGTTATACCTGCCGTGGCAGAGGTGAAGCATGAACTGGCTGGCGGCTGGGTTAGTGGCTCTGGTAATGTCAGCGGCTTATTTGCTAGATGGCCCATCTGAGCATGAGGCACGGGTAGATACGATAGAGGAAAAAATCCAGCGGATGTGTGGAGAAAACGCAGCCTGGAAATTGCTGGACGATGGCAGCATCCAGTGCTTTACTCATCGTGGACTCAAGACAAGAAAGGTGCAATTATGAAAATTGACGCAACCATTGAAGAAATTAACAAGATTGCCAATCGTGCCTATGCCGGGGCTAATCCTGCTGACAGGCTGGCATTTGAGAATGGAATGTTGATAAGTGCGCTGCGGGAAATGTCCTGCTTGCTGGATAACGCTAAAGATCATTGCAAGCAGTTGGAAATTGAATTAATGCATAAGGACAACACATGACAAGCATATTGATTCACAGGGTTAAAACTTTGATAATAAAAGAGCCATCTAGTTTAGACGGCGCTGTTGCAGTGTTTTGGACACGCAAAATATATGTTACTGACATAGACGGTCATAGGACAGAGATTACTTTGTTTGCTGAAAACGAAGAATTGTTGGAAATAAAGGAATTGACATGAACAATTTACAAGATTTAAGAAAACCGTTTCCTGATCATCAAATTAGCTATTTGCCAAAAGGCGGTACAAAATTAGCATATGTGGGCCACGCTGCGCTTACTGACAGACTGCTGGACGTTGACCCTGGCTGGACATGGGAGCCGCTGGCAATGAGTCCGCACGGCTTGCCTGTGATGGACGATCTTGGCGGTATGTGGATACGGCTTACAGTGTGCGGTGTAACCAGGCTGGGATACGGGCACGCTGGCAACAAGCAAGGCGGTGACGCTATTAAAGAAATCATTGGTGATGCCCTGCGAAATGCAGCAATGCGATTTGGCGCTGCATTAGAGTTGTGGCACAAGGGCGATTTGCATCTGGATGCGGTAGAAAATGACAATCCACCAGACATTACTAACCATTTGTTGGCAATTGAAGGTAGCGGCAGCAGCGAACAATTAGCAATTTTGTACAAAGATGCGCTGGCGGCTTGTGAGGGAAACCAGATGCTCCAAGCCAAAGTTATTGCGGCTAAAAAAGCCAGAATCGACAAAGCTAAACAGGAACAAAAAAATGCATGAACAAGGCACAGAAGAATGGTTTGCTGCTAGGCTGGGTAAAGTGACAGCAAGCAGGGCGGCAGATGTGATGACGAAAAAAGGCAGCGCAGCCAGGGCTAATCTGTCTGCTCAGTTAGTGCTGGAGCGCCTGACAAACACGAAGGGCGAGTCGTTTAGCAGCGCAGCAATGCAATGGGGCGTAGATCAAGAGCCGTTCGCCAGGGCAGCGTATGAGGCTCGCAGTGGCGTTTGGGTGGACACTGTAGGCTTTGTACAGCATCCCACGATTGAACGTGCTGGGGCTAGTCCTGATGGCTTGGTGGGGCATGATGGGCTGGTTGAGATTAAGTGTCCCAACACTTCCACCATGATTGACACGCTGTTGACAGGCAAGGTGCCTAGCAATTACGTTACTCAAATGCAGATGCAGATGGCCTGTACAGGACGGGCCTGGTGCGACTATGCCGTGTTTGATTCTCGGATGCCTGTTAAAGCGCAGTTGTTTGTTAAGCGAGTGCAGCGTGATCAAAAATACATTGATGATTTGAACAAAGAAATCATTGCGTTTTTGGCAGAGGTAGAAATCAGTTATCAATTTTTAATTAACTATATTGAAAGCAAATAATGTCAATCGTAAAAGAACTCAGCACAATCGTTGGCACATATACAAATGCCAAAGGCGAGAAAAAAAATCGTTATCAAAGGGTTGGCAGCATCATTCAAACCCAGCGGGGCGATATGGTAAAAATTGACGTTATTCCATTAAAAGAAGGCGGCTGGGATGGCTGGGCATTTATCAATGATCCCAAGCCAAAAGAATATCAGGGTTTGCCCAAAGACGAAGACGATTTATCATTTTGAGGTGCAACATGGATGATGGTGACGATTATGAACTTATGATGTGGGCGTACTTGATTGCTCACATAATTGTGATACTGCTGGCGCTGGTTGGCATTGCAGGGCTGGCAGGATTCTTGTGGGAGATGCTATGACTAACTGGCCTTTTCCTACTCAATTGCCGCCAGCAAAGCCTAGCAAACCAATTCCAATAAACCCAGAAAATTATGAGGATGCACCGTGGTAATTTCAGAAAAGATTAGGGACGCTTTGGCCCAGGCGCCAGACGGCATGACTGCTCTTGAACTTGCACTTGCACTAAAGTTAACGCCAACAGGAGTAAGTCGCAGCCTTGCGCTGATGCCTGACGTGTATATTGATCGCTGGGTTAGTGGCGCTACTAAGTATGCTGCCGTGCATTGCTTGGCATATGTGCCTGACGATTGCCCTTATCCGACTAAACAAAAAGCCGAGTTCCAGCCTTGTCGATGATGAGCGCCTGACGCCGGGGCTTGTCAGCAATGCTGATGTGCGTCCAGCCACCACCAGCCACCGGGTCTGAGAATTCTCTGATGATTTGATCAAACGGCAGTTTGAGCAACGCCCTCACCACGGCATCAGGAATCATCCCAGGCACCTTGAAATCAGCAGCTAACCCTAGCCTATGGCTTGAGGTATCTTTGCTGCCCACTGCGTCATTTACGGCCTTGGAACGGTAGGCACTGGAGATCATTACAGGCTTGCCGCCTAACGTGGTTTTTACCACTTCAAGAAACTCAGCCAAGCGTTTGAGGTTTGCCAGTTCGCCAGCGTTTGGCGTGTTGTCTAAGCTGCGGTGATCGGTGTGCGTAAGCTCAGCAAGCGTGAAATGCGGTGTCACTTTGCAGCTACGCCTTGGGTTTTCTCAAACGTCCGCAAACCGCCTAGGCCCAACATACCCATCATTAACTGCCAAAGGTTATCGTCAAGGCCAGGGAATGACAAAGCAGGCATAAAGGCAACCATCATGGGACGCGCCAAGTACTGATACCCCATCGCCAGAGCGCAAACCCAGCCAATTGCTGGACGCCAGCCCGATACAAACACGCTGGGGTTGCTGGCCTCGGCCTTGTTAATTTCCGTCTGGGCAGTCATTGCCGCCAGTTCACCACTCTGTTGTAGCTTGAGCAACTCCAGCCGTGCTGCATCTTGGGCAGCAGGATCAGGAATAAGTTTATCAATCAGCTTGCCGCCAATGCCAAGGATTGCGTCTAGTCCAATCATTTTGATTCCTCATCATCATGTGATAGTTTTACGCCAGCCAACAGCCCAATAAAGCCGCCAACAATTGTCTGGAAAGCTGGGCTAATTAACTTAAAAATTTCCGAGTTGTCCACTTTTTCATCAAACAGGCCAATCATTAACACCGCAACCATGCCAACAACAACAACGCATAGCGTTAGGCTTACCATTAACGTCACAGCAAAAGTGAGTTTGGCTTTCATTTGTCTTTCCTGTTAAAAATCTCAAACAAACTTTTTACTTTTTCCTCAAGCACAGCAATCTTTATGTCCATCTTAGCCAGCACAATAATTAGCGTAATCAGCGCCAACAGCATGGGCCAACCCTTTGCCAGCGCATCAAAGAATTCCATTACCGCAACGTCATTGACGCCCACACCACGCCGCCCATAGAAATTATTATCACGCCTGCAACTCGCATCAATACGCTTTCAATGCGTTTTAACCGGGCATTAATTTGTGCGTAACGCTCTGCACAAACTGCTTCGTGGCTGTTAAGCCTGGCTTCGGTTTCTGTCATGATTCAATCCATGCAATTGTTGATTCATCCCATTTATACATTTTGCCGTCAGTGGGGTATGCAACGGGTGATATCCATTGGCAAGATTGCCCATCTAAAAGCCAACTTGCGTAATATTTTGGCGGCACAAAAGCATCTAAATGTTTGTAGTAGGTATACCCTACACCAGCATAATTTTTACGGAATGTGGCGTTATAGCTGGTTTGTTTCCAGTTGGTGTAGCCACCACTCCAATCAGTTAAAAACGCAATGCCTTTCGCTTCGCTTTCAATGCCGTTGTCTAGCAATTCGTTGTTATGTATCACATTAACTTCAATAACAACATTATTTTGATCTAATTTTGCAAAATGTGCCATATTATTCTCAAAAAGTAATTGTGCCAGAGCCTGTCCAACTATAAACCCTGTAACCACCGGCTACTGTGATGGTTGGCGATCCAGTGGTTGCGCTGGCTGCTGAGTAGGAATCTGCATATCGAATAATTACTATGCCAGAACCACCAACACCCCCATAAGCTGTGACTCCACTTGCACCACCACCGCCGCCGCCACCAGTATTTGCGGTACCATTTACTCCTACACTAACTCCTAATCCACCAGCACCGCCGCCGCCTAAACCTCCAGCGCCGTTAGTACCAACTTGACTTGAGCCACCGCCGCCTCCTGCATAATATGTTGCAATGCCAGAAATAGAGGAACTTAGCCCAATACCACCAATACCTGCATTTGCACCAGAAGCATTTGCTCCAGCAGCGCCTGCACCGCCACCTGCACCGCCAGAAGTTGAGCCACCACCACCACCATTACCGCCAGCATTACCTTGATTAGATGTTCCGGCAGCACCTGAACTAGAACTTAAACCCCATCCACCGCCACCGCCAGAACCGCCAGTATTTCCGCTACCATTGCCGTTTGTGCCATCTGCACCACCACCTGCACCGCCTCCTACAGAGGTAATAATCCCGAAAACTGAATCCGCACCATTGTTGCCAGATTTATACGTTCCTCCTCCTGATCCCGGTGCTGCACCGCCGCCGCCAACAGTAACAGTAATTGCGGATCCAGATGCAACAGTCAATCCAGTGGCTGTTCTATATCCACCAGCACCCCCTCCTCCGCCATTAGCACCGCCACCACCACCCCCCGCAACTACTAGGTATTCAACTGTGGGCGTTATTCCTCCTCCAAATGATCTTTGGTTTTGAAAAACAGCTTGAAGTGCGCCACTCATAGTTTTTTATTATTTAAAAAGTAATTGTGCCAGAGCCTGTCCAAGTGTAGATTCTGTAGCCCCCTGCAACGGTAACGGTTGGTGATCCAGTAGTTGCACTTGCTGCTGAATAGGTGTCTGCGTATCTAATAATTACGATACCAGAACCTCCAGCCCCTCCCACGCCTCCTGCGTTGCCGGCACCACCACCACCGCCACCAGTGTTTGCGCTGCCATTTGTGCCGCTAACACCTTGCAGACCGCCGTTACCACCACCACCAGCACCACCTACACCAGCAGGCCCAGCACCTGTCCATATTCCACCACCACCACCACCAGCGTAATAAGTAGACGTGCCTGTAATAGATGACAAACCGCCAATGCCTCCACCTGCGTTTCCTGTACCAACTCCATCACTACCAACAGCACCACCACCGCCGCCACCACCGCCAGAATTATTTGTTCCAACTCCACCAGCATAACCTTCTACTGGCGTATATCCACCTTGATTGCCAGCGCCTGCATTTCTCCCTAAATAAGACGAACCGCCCCCAGAACCCCCCGCCCCAGCATTGTCCCCATCGTTTGAACCTCGGCCACCGCCAGTAGTATTAATAGTAGAAAAAACAGAATTATTACCTTTGCCTGGCAAGTCATAATAATGAACACCGCCAACGCCTCCAGTTCCAACTGTTACTGTAATTGGTGTACCAGATGCAACTGCAAATCCTGATGCAGTTCTATATCCACCTGCACCGCCACCTCCTGTTCTTGCACCAGCATCAGCACCAGCACCACCACCTCCACCAGCCACTACTAGGTATTCAACTGTGGGCGTTATTGCGCCACCAAATGATCTTTGGTTTTGGAAAACAACTTGAAGTGAACCGCTCATATAAAACTTTTAAGTAAGGCCAGAACCAGAAATTAACCAAGTTGTACTAGTCATTTTAATTGCAGTTGCTGACCCGTACTGAGCCAAACTGCGTGATCCTGTAGTACCGGCACTGCTGAGATACATGGTGTCTGTGGTTATTGCAATGGTTACTACTGCGGCAGTCATATTAATAAATGTGATTGCTGTGCCAAGTGCGTAGGCCACAGATGAGTTTGCTGGAATAGTAAATGTCCGAGCATTTGCGTCTGTTGACGGGTGAAAGATTACTTTGCCTGAGTCTGCTAAAACTGCTGTGTAAGCTGCGCTGTTGCTGTTAATTGGTATGTTTCTAAAACCTACCGCATCCGTTCCGTCTACAGTGCAAGATGATAATGTGCCGCTTGCTGGTGTGCCAAGTGCAGGTGTTGTCAATGTTGGGCTTGTTAACGTCTTGTTAGTAAGCGTTTCTGTGCCTGTTGGAGTAACATAATCTGTCCCCGCTACTGCCGCCGATATTGCCGTTGCGTTGCCTTTTAAAACACCTGTGATGGATGTAGTAAGCGTGATCGCTGGTGTGGTTGTGGCGGTTGCTACCGTTCCTGCAAATCCATTTGCTGAGACAACACTTGCGCTAGTAACAGTGCCGCCAGATGTTGGTGTTGCCCACGTTGGTGCTGATGCGCCTGCCGAGGTTAATACCTGGCCTGCTGTTCCCGCTGCCGTAAAAGCTAATTCAGTCGCATTGCCATACCCTACACCGCCAGCCGTTGGCGTATTGTTGCCGTTGATAATCACTGCCATTTTATTGCTCCAAAAATTAAAGTACTACCCAGCGCTGATTTGGCTGCACTGTTACCGATACGCCAGTGTTTACAGTCATATAGCCCACGCTCATGCCGTTGCTGCCAACCGTTATTGTTCTATTTGCTGAGATTGTGTTTTCATTTTCCACAATTGGCGTTGCGCCGCCTCCAGACACAGTTGCCCAAACACCATCCCCACGCCAAAATGTGCTTGAACTTGCAGATGTTCCAGAGTTTAAATTTGTAACGGGGAGATTGCCTGTCACGCCCGTAGATAATGGCAAACCCGTAGCATTGGTAAGCGTGCCAGAGGTTGGCGTGCCAAGAATAGGCGTAACTAAAGTCGGTGACGTTGATAAAACATTATCACCAGTTCCCGTGCTTGTTGTGACTCCAGTGCCACCGTTTACTACAGGCAAAGCCGTACCGGAATAAGTTATTGCCAACGTGCCAGAGGTTGTAATTGGCGATCCAGAAATGCTAAATACACTTGGCACTGTAGCGGCAACGCTTGTGACTGTTCCTGATCCACTTGCAGTTGAATTTACTGTTTGGTTAGGCCAGGTGCCAGATACCGTCACATTAGTGCCAGCAACAATGCTAGGTGTTGTTGTGCCTGTTCCGCCATTTGCTACCGGCAGCGTACCTGTCACGCCGGTTGTTAACGGCAACCCGGTTGCGCTAGTAAGTATCGCCGCTGAAGGAGTACCAAGGTTAGGAGTTGTCAATGTTGGGCTGGCCTGCATGACAAATGTAGAACCTGTTCCAGTTTGCGCGGCTACTGCTGTTGCATTTCCAGTTGATGTTATTGGGCCTGTCAAATTGGCATTGGTAGCATCATTCCCATTTAATTTTTGAATTGCTTGCAAAATTGAATCTGTTGCTGCAACTGTACCAGCACCAGAAACATAACCAGTTAATACTTTAGCAATTACTGGTGCATTTGTTAACGTAGTAGCATTGCCAACGCTAGTTACATCACCAGTAAGATTTGCATTAATAGTTACTGTTCCAGCCGTTAACCCTGCTGCCGTGCCAGTAATATTTGTTCCAACTAATGCACTTGGCACACCAAGCGCAGGGGTAATTAGCGTTGGTGATGTTGATAACACAACGCTGCCAGTTCCTGTGCTTGTAATAACGCCCGTTCCACCGTTGGCAACTGCTAATGTGCCTGATAAAGTGACTGTTCCAGACGTAGTAATTGGCCCACCCGATGTAGTCAAGCCTGTTGTACCGCCAGAAACATTTACGCTGGTAACTGTGCCAGAACTACTAGCAGTGGAATTAATTGTTTGATTGGGCCATGTCCCGCTAACGGTTACATTTGTTCCTGCAACGATGCTTGGCGTAGTTGTCCCGGTGCCGCCGTTAGCAACTGGTAGCGTGCCGGTAACACCCGTAGTTAAAGGCAGTCCCGTGGTGTTAGTCAGCGTTCCGCTTGCCGGTGTGCCTAATGCGCCGCCAGGTGCTAGATAGTCTGTCCCTGCGGTTGCTGCGCTGATTGCCGTGCCGTTGCCTTTTAGCACGCCAGTGATGCTGGTTGACAAAGTAATTGCAGGCGTTGATGTAGCCGTAGCAACAGTACCAGCCAAGCCATTGGCAGATACTACCGAAACGCTGGTAACGGTGCCAGCAGAGCCACTTGCAGCCGCTGTAAGCCGCCCCTGGGCATCAACAGTTATGTTAGCTGCGGTGTAGTTTCCTGCAATAACAGCGGTGTTTGCAAGGGCTACAGTGCCGCTTGTTGTGATTGGCCCACCTGTTAAACCTGTGCCGGTTGCCACGCTAGTGACTGTCCCGCTGCCGCTGGCTGTTGCATTTACAGTCTGGTTAGGCCAACTGCCTGACACCGTGACATTTGTACCTGCGACGATTGCAGGCGTTGCGGTGCCAGAGCCGCCGTTTGCTACCGGCAATATGCCAGTGACTGCTGTGGTTAATGGCAGGCCGGTTGCGTTTGTTAATACCCCAGATGCCGGTGTACCAAGAGCCGGGGTTATCAAAGTCGGTGATGTATTAAGGACAACTGAGCCTGTGCCGGTACTGGTAGCCACGCCTGTGCCGCCTTGCGCTACCGCAATTTGGCCCGAGATCATTGCTGTTGTGACAACGCCAGTAGAGCCTGTGCCGACAATATTTCCAGAAGTAGCTGGTAAATTAAGCGTTACCGTTGTCGCAGTAGCTGGGCCAACTAAATCGGCAACGCCCCCGAGCGCAGATTCAAATGTAATTTTTCCCATGATTTTTTACGGGCCAATAATTAGTTGAGAAACCGTTAACGCACCTGTGGATGGGTTATATTTTAATTTTGTAGACGATGCGTAGCCGGTTGTCAGATTGCCACTTGTTGCATCAGCAAATAACGGATATCGCACTGCATTTGTTGTGGTGTCGTTTGAGATTGTGGCGTATTGCGTTGACGTGAATCCTGACGGGTTAGTTGCTGCGTAAGCGCCAAGCGCAGTAAGAGCCGTTGCCGCTGATGTTGCTCCTGTACCACCGTTTGCGATTGGCAAAGCCGTGCCCGAATAGCTGATTGCAATGGTGCCTGACGTAGTGATTGGCGAGCCAGCAACCGATAAAAAAGATGGTACTGTAGCGGCAACACTTGTAACCGTCCCGCTGCCGCCACCGCTTGATGCTGCTGTGATTCGGCCCTGGGCATCTACAGTCAGATTTGTTGAGGTGTAGGTGCCAGCAGTTACTGCCGTATTTGCAAGGGCAACCGTGCCCGATGTGGTTATCGGCCCACCTGATAAACCGGTGCCCGTAGCAACAGATGTGACGGTGCCCAAGCCTCCCGCCGTAACCCAATTTGTGTCGTAGTTTGTTGAACTCAATTTAGCAAGCACCTGGCCTACTGTGCCACCAACAACAACGCCTGCGCCTGTGGCACCCGTGGCACCCGTGGCTCCAGTGGCTCCTGTTGCGCCAGTGGCGCCAGTAG